AGAAGATGACTCCTAAATACATCTATGCATATACTTACGTAATGGATCAAAAGGTAGACCTGAAGATCGATTTATCAAAATGCATCGATATGGAGCAGGAATTAAATAAAGACTTTCAGATCCAGGAGATGATAGACGAGTACGGCATAGGAGCTTACGAAGAGTAAAAAATAAAGATAGGGAGTTAGTTGAAAGACTGCTCCCATCTTCTTATCTTTATATCAATAAGTAATTAATCAAAGTATAAATCAAATCAAAGTTATGAAAGCATCAATCAAAGAAAGAGAATTAAGAGAGGTAGTAGGTAAGACAGTATCATGTAACGCTTCTCCTACATTAAGAGCCAAGCTCATAAAGATAAACAGGAAAGACTGTGTCTTACAGGTAGAACCTACCTTCTATACTAAAACTGCTGATCTAAACAGGGAAGTAGGTAAAACCTTTAGAATGCCTATAGACTATACATGGAACGCATATTTCTTTTAAGATTAGCCCTTCGGGGCTTTTTTTTATGATAACGGGTCGAGGCAGGTCGAGAGGGGTCCGCCGGCAGTATGGTGCCGTCATTCCACCAACGTAGTTACGGCCCATAGGCAGGTTGATGGTAGAACAGAGTTACTTAATCGCTGTTAGACTCGAATCAAATTTTTGAAGGTATGGTAATATATATTGATATATTAGTTGCTTTATTGATAAAAAAGTATTATCTTTAAGTATAATAAGAAATAAAAAGGTTATGATAAAAACAATTCTACATTACATCCTTGCAGGAATAATCCTTATAGGACTCTGCTATACCGGTATATGGTTTATTACAGGTAATCCTAATGTTTATGAATGGTCTCAGTATAGTAGATTATATATTACTATATTTGGTATATATGGATTAACCAGTTTTCACAAGAAGTACTTATCAGAGGAGGAATAATATGAGTTACTATAAGAAAAAACAGGAAGAATTAGAGCAGGCAAGGAAGTTTATTCGCGAGAGAATAGATTCAGAAGGTGTTAAACATATATGGAAATATAATTTAGATAAGTTTAAGAACGGTCCTTATGAAGTAGAGATTGTTTATCCTAAAGATTTCCTTACAGTTGCAGAAAAAATTAAGAAAGAAAACAAGAAACTCCCTAAAAGTCAACAGAAATTCTTAAATCCGGATAACGGACGTATGGTAGGATATTATAGAGCGAAGACTTTAGGTATTATTTAACTAAAAAACAAAGGTTATGGCAGTATTATTTTTAAACTTATGGTGGATTATACCGGTAATAATGATTATCGGTATCAGTTATTTATTATATCAGTTTACTGTTAATGTAGGATATGCTAATAAGGTAACTTTCTTACTAATATCCTTACCTTTAAAGCTTATAGCAAGCTTATTTAAGGGTTTATTTGCATCTATAATGATTACTTTTTACGGATTTATTACTTTAATGTTTATTGCCGTACCTATTCATCTAATAACTAACTGGAGTCCTTTAAAGGATATATGTATCGGTCTTACCCTGATCATGATTTTCGCACCTTTCTTTTATTATTTTATTAAAACTTTTAAAGAAGAACTAGAATTATTTAAAATAGTACATAATTCCAAGCTATAAAAAAATTTTTGAAACCAAAAAACCATAGCTCCACGAGGAGCAAAAATTTTCACCTATACCGAATATATATTCATATATTATGAAACGCATCACCAAAGAAGAATCGCAGTTCCATATACCTTTCGACACTGGTACTATTAATTCCTCAGTCAGGGTTCATGCTTTTTGCTTACATCCTCATGAAGATGGGTGGGAAAAGGTCCAGTATTACGGTGAATCAGTCCTAGATCGACACGGCAATATCCGTAAACCTGAATGGATATACGTACTTGTTAATAGATTGATGCCTGGGACTATAAAGATAGGCATGACAACTAATACGGTCAATCAAAGAGTTAAAGAAATCAATAGTGCAACCGGGGTAATAGATAAGTGGTATCCTGTCTTTACATATAAATGCGTTCATTCTCATGACCTGGAGCAGGAAGTACATAAGTATCTTCAAAACCAAGGTCATAGAATCAATCCTAATAGAGAAGGTTTTGATCTAGATGTAAAGACTGCCATTAACGTTATCAAGGATTTAGGCGAGAAATATCAAACACCTTTACTTAAGAACACCTAATCCTCTTTGATCACCATAGCAGAGTCTTTCTCTCTCCTAATATCTTTATAAAATAATAAGAATGGTTATTAAAATAATTACCTTTAAGGAGAGCTTAGATATTCGATTTAAATACTATTTATAATATATCAATATATAATTATGGCTACTATAGAAAATTCTGAACTCGATTTTTCCGAACTGGATAAAATGTCTGATTTAGAGTTAGATATATTTTTTAGCATTATGGTTGAAACAAATGCTGCTTTTAGAGAATCGTTAAGTGAAGATAATTTCTTGCGTTCCTTAGATTCGCAACAGGTGTTACTTTTAAAAGATAGATATCTAGAAATTTGTAAACTTTTTATTGATTGGGAACTACTTGATAATCTAGAAGATCCTATATTTATTTATGAAGCTTTAGAAAATTTTTCAAAAGATTTTATCTAAACAGTTGCTTTTCTGCTAAAAAAACCTTAACTTTTTGTTCCTTAATTAACATAGCAAATAATAAAAATGAAAATGACAACAGTATTTGCACTTCAAGGATGCGATAGATGTAAAGAATTAATAAACAAATTAAGACAAGAGAATATATCGTGTAACGTTATATACGATGAAGGAAATGATTCATTATTCGATAGAATAGAATCTATAGTAAAAACTAATACTTATCCTATAGTTAGAATATCGAATAATAATTCGTATACTTATATAGTATATTTAGATAGTAGATCTTTTAATAACAATATAATCAAATACAATAAAGTAAATGATATAATAAACATAATAAATAATATATGAGACATAAGCAGTTGGTTACACAAAAATTGGAGAAATTAGATAACGAATTAACAAATTTATTATCTCTTATCTCTTTCACTAAAGATATTAGAGAGGTAAAAGAAAGAATATTTTTAATTAAAGAAAATATAGGAGATATTCAAACTTTAATTAATACCGAAGGTAGTGAATGGAATTAAAATATAAAATAAAATAGTTATGAAATTTACAGCAGAGCAACTTCAAGAGAATTATTCTCTTTTCCAATTAAATATTAATAAATATATTTCTTCTCCTAGAAAAGAACAATTACTAGATTTCTATAAAGAAAGAGAAGAGATACTAGTATTAGCACCTGCTTCATCAAGAGAAGTATATCATAGTGCTTTTCCTGGAGGATATGTAGATCATATTAATAGAGTAGTTAAAGCTTCCTTAGATCTATATGAATTATGGAATTCTTTCAGAGAGATTGATACCTTTACTAAAGAAGAACTAGTATTCTCAGCTATTAATCACGATCTAGGTAAATTAGGAATAGGAGATAAACCTAGCTATATTCCTAATGATTCAGAATGGCATATAAAAAATCAAGGTCAAATATATAAAACTAACTCAGAATTACCTTTCTTTACAGTTCCTGATAGAAGTTTATTCGTTCTCCAGCAAGCAGGTATACATTTCTCAGAGAATGAGTATTTAGGTATAAAATTACATGATGGATTGTATGATGAAGTAAATAAACCTTATCTTATTTCTTATAACGTAGAATCTAGATTAAGAACTTCGTTACCTTTAATATTACATCAAGCAGATTTTCTAGCTTCTAGAGTAGAGTGGGAAGATCAATGGTTACATAAATTAGGTAAAAAACAAGAACCAAAAATAAATAATTATAAATCAAATAACGGATACTCTAAAGGTCCTTCTCAGCAAGCTTATAAACAACTAGCTAATAAGAATCAAGGATTGATGGATGCATTTAAAAACATTTAAAAAATGGAAACTTTATTAAACATAGCATTATGGGTGCTAACAATTTTAGGTTATGTAATATATAATTTATACTCTAAAAACGTTAAATTAGAGCAAATGATTATAAATCGCGATCAAACCTTAAGAAACTTAAGTGATATTATTAATGAGTCAGATAGAGTATTAAACGAAGTAGATCGTATAGGAGCATTTAAAAGTGACGATGAAATAGGATTCTTCTTTAATACAGTTAAAGCTATTCAAGATACTTTAAACGAGTTTAGTAATAATAACTAAATATGATTATAGACGGCGAAGTATCACTTACTCAGAAAGGTAATGTAAGAAAGAGAAAACCTAAACAATCCATTTTATACTTTACTCAAGAAACCGAGGATGCTATAGTAGAGTATTTAATAACAGAAGACCAGGTTAAGAGGAATCAAATATATAATGATAAGATTGATTATGCTTTTCATAAATTAGCTGAAAATATCATCCACACTTTCAAGTTTTATTATACTGAAGTAAATACCATAAACGAGCTCAAACACGAGGTCGTTTGTGTGTTATTAGAGAAACTCTCTAAATATAAGCAAGGTAAAGGCAAGGCTTATTCATATTTTGGTACGATAGCAAAAAGATATCTTATTGTATATAATACGAATAATTATAAAAAACTTAAAGGTAAAGCTACTTTATTAGAAGTTGATGAAGATAAGGAAATAACAAATGAGTTGATAAAAAATTATGACGTTGATGTAGATCCTGAAGAAAGTCAATTAATAAACATATATGTTAATTACATAGATAATAATCTCTTTAGACTGTTTCCTAAGGAAAAAGAAGCTAAAGTAGCTGATGCTATTATGGAACTATTCCGTAAAAGAGAGAATATAGACGTTCTTTCTAAAAAAGCCATATACATTTATATCAGAGAGATAACGGATACTTCTACTCCTATTATTACAAAAGTAATAAAAACCCTTAAAGAGATATATATAAAGATCAATAATGAATACCAAGAGTATGGTCATTATTCAGAAAATCTTTAATTTTATATATTTATTTAAAAAGTAATATGGAATTCGATAAAGTAATCTTTGGAAATAAAACCTTTTCATCCTTATTAGAGGATATCTATAAGAATAGTAAAAATAAAGAAAAGCAGATTCGTGATATGATCATTCAATTAAAAGATATGATCAATGAACCAGGAGATGCTATTATGATGGTTCCCCTATTGCAAGGATATATGGAGGCAGGAATAAAGAATGATGAAGCATTAATTAAAATGGCAGGTATAGTTCAAAAAGCAATGAATGCTAGTAATGCATCATCTGACGATGGAAATTTTCTTACTGATAGAGACAAGGAGTTATTATTCGAAGAAATAAAAAAAATAGATAATAATCCTAAATTATTAGAAGCTTAATATGGCATTTGATTCCTCATTATATGGAATGAATAATATGGGGTCTGTGCAAAACCCCTTTATTATTGGTAGAGTTACTAGAATAATTCTAGAAGGAATCGATATAAATGATAATATAAATAAAGATTTTGCTGATTTAGGTGAATGGGGAGCTATAGGATGCATTCAATTTAGTGTTTTATATAGTAGTAAGCAGAGTAATAATGAAAGTTATGCTAATCTTATAGCAAAGCCTTTATTTTCTAATATTAAACAATACCCTCTGATAGGAGAAATAGTACAAATAGTATCTGGCCCATCAGATGGAATTAATGAAAGAAAAAGTAAACAGGATTATTACTATTATCCTCCCTTCAATACCTGGAATTCAATACATCATAATGCATTTCCCGATCTAAGAGAATATTCACAATTTATAATTGATAACAAAGTAGAATATAATCAGGTAGCTGAAGGAAATACTCAAGGGTCTGATAGTAATGTAAATACAGAATACCCTTTAGGAAAAACATTTAAAGAAAGAGAAGTAAGAGATTTATTACCATTTGAAGGAGATTTTATATTAGAAGGACGATGGGGTCAATCAATTAGATTTGCAAGTACAGTTAAACAAAAATCTGATTTAAATTTCTGGAGTAATACTGATTCAAAAGAAAACGGCGACCCTGTAACTATAATCTCTAACTATAGAAGCAAGAAATCATCAGATCCTAAAGAACCCTATATTCCAACCGTGGAAGATATAAATAGCGATGGTAGTATAATATGTTTAAGTCATAACCAGCAAATAGAAATTAAAGACTTACAACTGTATCCTCTTGCTTCATTCGGTGCTAAAATTAAAACATCTCAAGATAATATCATTACACTACAACCTATATATAAGAGTAATTATAAAACGTCACCTAAGCAACAGGATAATAAAGATTTAAATATATAATAAATGCCTAAGCAAGTATATACTCCTCAATTTCCATATAACGGTGATCAAGCTATAATTACCTCAGGAAGGATTATATTTCACGCTAAAAACGATTCAATATTCCTTTTCGGCCAAAATGCAATAGGTTTATCTAGTCTAGGTCAAGTTAATATAGATTCACTAGAAGGTACAACAATAAATTCCCCTATTATTAAATTAGGATTAAATGCTCAAGATGCAGGTGAGCCTTTAGTAAAAGGATATCAGAATAATTTATTATTAGCAGAACTAATCGGTGAATTAAAAAACGTTTGCGTTAATCTAAGTAAAATGTCAGATACTAACCTGAATCAAGCTATACCAGGTATAATTAATAGTACTCAACAAGCAATTGATAGCATGACTAAATTAGAAAGTTTTATTAATACTAATAGTAATCTATCTAAAAAAACTTATACACTATAATGGCTAAAGCTCCAGTAAATAATAGTATACCTACTAACGAACAAGTACAAGATGCTTTTAGTAAAAGTAGTCTTACTGATACCAAAGCTGAAAAATTAAAAGCTCAAATAAATGCTAGAATTAAATATCAGCAAGATTATGCTAAAAAATCTAATGAAAACCAAATTGATGGTAAAGGATTCGAAGGATTCGTAACTAGAACTACAAAAGCATTAAGTAAAATAGAAAAATCTATAGATGATATATATAGAGGTAATCCGTTAAAGCAGGGGGGAGTAAAAGTACCTGGAAAGGAAGAAAGAATTAAAGGTATTATTAATTTCTTATATTATTTAAATGATGTTGATTTCTGCAATTTAGTTAATTATATACTAAATACTATTCAATTAGAAGGTAACGGAGCACCGAGTAGAGGTGAAGTTGCAGTTAATTTCGTAAAAACTAAAGCAAAGGATGCTCTAAAAATAATAGATGCCATTTTTATCGATTCTGATCAGTTAACAAGCAACGCTATTACAATAGGAGATAAGGTAATATTACTTATATATGTTAAAGATATAGGAAACCAAGGAGAAACCATTACAATACAAAACGATAACCAACTATCAGCTTTAAGAAGAAATCCTAATACATATACAAAAGAAAATACTAAGTTTAAGGAAACTATAAAAAATATTAGTACTGTATTAAAAGAGATTTCTTTATTAATTGACGATCCCGATATAAAGTATTTAGTACCTAAAATATCTAACGGAAACGGGTTTATTGGTGATTATATTGCTAAGATAGATAGTACGTATGCTTTAGATAGTATTCCTAATGAAGATATTAGAAATCTTCTCACTAAATTAAGACAAATAAGATCTGTATTAGCACTTATTGCCGGAATATCTAGTGCCGGAGATATTCTAGGAGCTATTCAGAGTGGTACAGGATTAAAGATTGATAAGCAAATACAGAAACTTCAAAAATTCTTAGATGTAAGTCAATTAATACCGCTTGTAAATAGCATGATCAAACAAGTAGATGGTATAAATCAAGGAGCTCAATTATTATTAAAAAATATTAAAATAGCTGTAACTATTACTAATATAGTAGGTGCAATAGTAAGAGTATTTAAAAAAATAGTTAGGTTATTTGATAAACTATTTCTACCTTTAATATTTGGAACATATAGTGTAACTTCAGTATTAGATGGTGTAAAATCAAAAGTTACCGTAGAATTAGAAAAAGCTATAAAAGCTATAGAACAAATTTCACAATTAATAAAAATAGTATATAAAATAATCGCCGGAATAATATTTAAATTACAAAATATATCTACTCAATTACAAATATTACAAACTAATTTAGAAGGATGCAATTCAACTGATAATTCACCACTTATAGATCAAATTAAAGAAGCTAGAAGTAAAATAATATCATCTATACAAGAATTAGATACATACAGTTCATTATTTCAATCAGTTGATAATAAGCAAGAA